AGGAACAGTTAAGACACTCTGTATGAGTATGCTTTCTGAGGAACTTTTAAAACGTGTAATTTTGATTCTTTTGGAACGACTCGTAAAATCTACTGACAACACCTTAGACGATCAAATACTTGCAGAATATAAGAAACACATGTAACCAGAGGTAACAATGAAAGAACACACACTACACTTTATACTAGTATGCTTACTCACAATGTGCGTGTACGCAGGATACATGCAAGCTACAGTTTATGGACAAGAGAAACTTAAGTTCTCCACTAAGCAAACAAGAGAACTGTGGCAAATGTGCTCAGTATCATTCCGTACTCGTCACCCCGGAGTTACACAGGATGTGTACTATCCTGTATGTGACTGTTATGTTGACCATATTAGAACTAATCATGAACCAGAGGTACTGGAGATTATGTCACCAGAAGAATCTGATAAATTAGCTCAAGGACTACGAGATGCATGTAATCCTAAAAATATAGAAGGAGAGGAGTTTACATAATGGGTATATCATCAGCCAACTTCAGTAGTAAAGAGTTATCCTGTTCCTGCTGTGGAAAGAACGAGTTCAATAAGGAAACTCTTGTTGCCCTACAGAGACTTAGGGATTCAATAGGTAAACCAATCTCTTTGAGTTCAGCGTATCGCTGCCCTACACACAATGATAGTATTAGTTCCACAGGAAAAGATGGGCCACACACTACTGGAAAAGCTGTGGACATAGCATGTAGTGGCAAGGCGGCTTGGGAACTCCTGAGTTATGCAATGATACGATCAAAGGTCTGGAAGGGAATCGGGATCTCTCAAAAAGGGAAACACAAGTCCAGATTCATACATCTGGATACAATAGATTCAGACATGAGACCTTGGGTATGGAGCTACTAAAGATTACTTTGGTATCAATAGTGATACTTATGTTCACCTCTTGTACAACTATGAAAGAGATAGGTTTCTGGGAGAGGAGCTACACTAAGAGTGTTTCATTCTGGCAATGTGTTGAACCATTTACACCTTATAAAAACAAGAACTGTTAATATGTCTTATAGTAAGAAAGTAATAGAACATTATGAAAAACCAAAAAATATTGGTAGCATGGATAATACTAGTCTCTCTGTCGGTACTGGGCTTGTGGGTGCTCCTGAATGTGGAGATGTAATGAAGTTACAAATTATGGTAGAAGATAACAGGATTGTCGATGCTAAATTCAAGACCTTCGGTTGTGGTTCTGCTATAGCAAGTTCCTCCCTCGCTACTGAGTGGGTCAAAGGTAAGACCTTAGATGAAGCTCACACTATTAAAAATACTGATATAGTAAATGAGTTATCGTTACCCCCAGTTAAAATACATTGCTCTGTATTAGCAGAGGATGCAATCAAAGCCGCCATTAATGACTACAAAGGTAAATATGTGTAAGTGTGACCCCTGTACGTGTAACCCATGTAAGTGTAAAGGAAATCATGAGTAGACAACTACCAGTACAAAAAGTTAAAAAGGTGAAAGAGCCACCTTCTATTAAAGAGATGACTAAAGGGATAGATTACTCAAGAAAATCTGAGTTCCAAAAAGCTGTAAAATCTGGTACTTTAGAATCCTTTCATAGTCCAAGCAGAGATATGTTAGGTTCAGGTAAACGTGAGTACCTAAAGAAAGGTGAGAATCCAATTAAACCGAACCTTAGTGGAAAAGAATATGAAGGGCCAACTAAGAAGTATGAGAAGAAGAAAACCAAAAAGAAAGGTCGTAAATCTTTAAGAAAAATTAATCAGAGGTTAGCATGACAACTCCAAAGAAACCACCTACTAAAACTGAGAGTGCTATACAGTTAGGAAACATGTATAGGTTTATGGCTAGAGGTAGCGGAAGGAAACTTAAGAAGATTGGAGAGAAACCAAGTAAAGTATCTAAGACAAAAAAGATTGGAGAGGTACAGACTAGACCTAAGAAGTCTCTACAGAATCAGAAGCCTGATAAGTCACCTAAGTCCTCTGATTGGGATGCTGCAATATACAAGCAACCTAGAGGACATGGGAAACCGATGGGGCCGAGAGCAATTAATAAGTTAGAACCAAAGTATCCTACAGCAACTAAAGCCTCTGCAAAAAGACAAAGTATAAAAAGAGGAGAAGAACAACCATTCAAGATAAAACCTAAATGAGTAAAGCACCACAAGAAACCCTAGAGAACCTACATTCTCAGGTTGCAAATGAACTCTCTGACAGAATAGCAAGTGGAGAAGCATCTAGTGCAGACATGAGTAACGCAATTAAATTCTTAAGGGATAATGGGATAGAAGGACTTGCTGTACAAGATTCTCCTCTTGGAGACTTAATTAATGTCCTCCCATTCCCAAACAAAGAAAAACTCAAGAAAGTATCCTCTAGTCCACTAAATTAATACAAAAGGTACCAGAGGTACCCCCTGGCATCTTTCTTTCGTTACAGAGCGATCTGAGCACTCTATGAGGTAATTTAATGAACACACAACAGTCCGAATTGGTACAAGACTTCCGTAACTTCCTTTTTGTGGTGTGGGAACACTTGGGATTACCAGAGCCAACACCTGTTCAGTATGATATAGCAAATTATCTACAGGATGAGGATGAGAAGAGAATTGTTATAGAGGCATTCCGTGGGGTAGGCAAAAGCTACATAACAAGTGCGTATGCATGTCATCAACTCTTGTTAAACCCAGAGATAAAGATTTTAGTGGTGTCAGCTTCAAAAATCCGTGCTGATGACTTTTCCACCTTTACTATGCGGTTAATCACGGAGATGCCTCTGTTACAACACTTGGTTCCTAAAGGTTCACAGAGACAATCCAAGATCAGCTTCGATGTTGGACCAGCTAAAGCATCTCACAGTCCATCCGTTAAGTCAGCAGGTATCACAGGTCAACTTGCTGGTAGCCGTGCTGACATAATCATTGCTGATGATGTGGAGATTCCTAATAACTCCATGACTCAGACCATGAGAGACAAAATTAGTGAAGCAGTAAAGGAGTTTGATGCAATTCTTAAACCTGATGGAAGAGTTATTTACTTGGGGACACCCCAGACAGAGATGAGTCTCTATGAGACTTTACCGGAGCGTGGGTATAAACCTTTGATCTGGCCTTCTAGGGTACCTAAGTTCCCAGATAAGTATGCAGGTAAACTTGCTCCTCTTGTGCTGCAAAAGATTGAAGAAGGTGAAGAAGAGGGTAAACCACTTGACCCACTTAGGTTTGACGACCTAGACCTGACTGAAAGAGAACTCAGCTATGGCAGGTCAGGATTTGCACTCCAGTTTATGTTGGACACAGCTTTGTCTGATGCCGATAGGTACCCTCTTAAACTTGAGGATCTGATGGTCATGGACATTGACAATGACAAGGCTCCAGAGAAGGTGGTGTGGGGAAGATCTAAAGATAAAATCATTGACATCCCCAATGTCGGACTTCCGGGTGACTACTTTTATCCTCCTATGCAAATAGTGGGCGACTATATTAACTATACTGGATCAGTACTCGCTATCGACCCAAGTGGTCGTGGTAAAGATGAGACTGCATTTGCTGTAGTTAAAATGCTTAATGGTACACTATATGTCATAGACTTCGGTGGTATCACAGGAGGATACTCAAGTGAAACCTTACAAGCCTTGAGTGTGATAGCTAGGAAATACTTGGTTAACCAAGTGTTGATTGAATCTAACTTTGGTGACGGGATGTTCATGGAACTCCTGAAGCCCACACTCACTAAGATTTACCCTTGTACAATAGAAGAAGTACGACACAGTATCCAAAAAGAGAAGAGAATCATTGACACACTAGAGCCAGTAATGAATCAACATAGGTTAGTTGTTGACCAGAAAGCTCTTGAGAGAGACTATCAATCAGTACAACACTATCCACCTGAGTCTCAAAGCAAATACATGCTTGCACACCAGATGACTAGAGTGACAAAGGAAAAAGGTGCCTTGACTCATGACGATAGGTTGGATGTCTTGAGTATGGCTGTCAATTACTGGGTAGAACAAATGGCTGCTGATGTGGATGTGAAGATTCATGAGAGAAAAGATGACTTACTTGATAAAGAGTTAGAAAGATTCATGGAAAACGCTGTTAATCCTACAGGATACCTTAGTGAACCTAAGTTTCCTACATGGAGTACCACCACCTTCTAACAAATGTGGACATTATTGGTACAAGTGAGTACATAGTATGTATATACTAGGTTACTTTTGTGTGTGTAGGTTCCTATTTGTACAAATGTGTACTCACTTGTGCTAAATTCGTCACCATATAGAGAAAAGGTGTGGTGATGAAAAAGTTACATGTGGATATTTGGGTAAAAAATGTGAACCCCTTATCGATACGTGCGCGCGCTGGATTACCCCGGTGCCACTTGGGTTTAGATATTTGAATATTTAAATATTTAAATGGGTGCCCGCTTGTAAAGTTAGCGTAAACTAAGGTGGACACGTGGTATATACTAAATCAAAAAGTTAGCATACACTAACAACACAGGTTAACACATGGAAACTTTGGTTATTAGCATACACGTGCTACATGGGTTACCATTGTTGAACTTTGGTTGCATGTGTTGGCTTATCTATTTTTTTAATTCAAACTATATACAAATATTTGCATATTTAAACAATAGAAGTTTTAAATACTCAAAATAAAACTTGACAACTTGTTGCAATTTGATATAATGAAGTTAGAAAGTTAATTAATAACGAGCCAACAAAGTAAACATGAGTGAACATACAACTTTATTAGAAGAACTTGAAACAGTAGAACTTGACAAGGCCGATCAAATTGCCTTGAAAGATATTTTACACGCTTCAAGTTGGGATGAAAACGAAAGCGAGCAGTTCAAATATTTTATTCAAAATAACGAATAAAAAACTTGACAGTTTGCTAAAGTTTGATATAATGAAAGTAGAAGTTAAGAAAGTTCTTAGAA